ATGATAGTCAAGCATCATTTTATAGTAGGGATTTTTTAAATGGTGCTAATAGATTTACTAAAGAAATTATTCTTAATCCAAGTGTAGCTGAAGCTAATAGACCTCTATGGTTTTCATCTCCTGCTGCTCAATTATTAGTACAGTTTGCTGGTTATCCTACTGTATTTAATAATACTATTTTAAAAAGATTTGCTAATGAAACTAAAACATATCCCTTACAAGTTGGTATAGGAAAAGTTTTACCAACTACTTTGTTAATGACTGCAGTAGCTTATGTAGGTAATGAAATTCGAAGTAATGGTAAAGCTACTATAGATTATTCTACTGGAGGTCCTAAACCAGAAGGAGAAATAATTTTAGATGCTATGAGAAGATGGGGTGGATTTGGACCATTTGATTATGTTAATAGATACACACAAGAAAGTGATAGAAATGTAGGACAATTAGCTGCTGGTTTAAAAGCTTTTGTTGGTCCTTTACCTCAACAAGGAGTAGATGCAATTTTATATAGAAAAAATCTTGCAGAATTAGGAGTAACTAATTTACCATTATACGGTGCTTATGATTTAATGTTTGGAGAAGGAACTAAAAAGAAACTTAGAAGCATAGCACGAGGTAAAAAAGAAAAAGAAACTAAATTTAAACCTATACAGTATTATGCAAAAGGTGGATTAGTTTATAATGTACCTAATGTTAAAATAGAACCTGATGAAATGAAAAGTAGAGTTACAGGTCAACCATTTAATAGTACAGCAGAGTTTGTACAAGATGAAGAAGATAGAGCATTAAAAGGACAAATGGAAGGATTAGGTTTAAGAGAACCTTTTGTATTGGGTGGTTTAATAGAAAGATTTAAAGAATTTACTGATTTAACTGATGCTGATGCAAGAAGAAAAGAACAACAAGCTGCTGAAATAGTTAATCAATTAGTTGATGAAGGATTACTACCTGAAGAACAAAGACAAGAATTAGGACCAGAAAGTAAAGGTGGTATTAGATATTTAAAAGGTGGAAAAACATCTGCTACCAATGATGTTGTACATCAATTATTCGCATCTCAAGTTGCAGGTTCTAAACCATTTAAACAAGCAGCACAAAGAATGGCTTTATTTGGAAGAGAAAAATATCAAGCATTTGAAAAACCAGAAGACTCAGCAATAGATGAATTAAATAATCAAATTGGATATGATATATATGATGAAGCTGAAGGAGATGCAGATAAAATTATAGAGTTAATAAAACAAAGGGCTATGGAAAAATATAAGGTAAATTAATATGAATATAGAACTATGCAAAGCTGAAATAAAAAGACACGAAGGTGAAGTGTTAAAAATATACGAAGATAGTTTAGGCTATAAAACTTTAGGAATTGGACATCTTTGCCAACCTGAAGACCCTGAGTATTCTTGGGAAGTAGGAACTAAAGTATCTCAAGAAGTTGTTGATATGTAAACTTACCAGAACCTATACAAAGAGTGTTAGTTAATATGTGTTTTAATTTAGGTGGTACTAGATTATCTAAATTTAAAAATATGTTAGCAGCTTGTAGGTCACATGACTGGAAAGAAATGGCACAACAAATGCAAGAAAGTCGTTGGTATTGGCAAGTAGGTAGAAGAAGTAAAGAATTACAAGATATAGTATTAGGAGTATGAAATGAAAGCAATATTAAAAAATATAGTTGGAGCTGTTGCACCTACATTAGGAACTGCATTAGGTGGACCAATGGGAGGAATGGCAGCTAATATGATTGCTGATGTATTGGGAGTACCTAATACACCTAAAGCAATAGAGAAAGGAATAGCAGAAGCTACACCTGAACAAATGTTAGAGCTTAAAAAAGCTGAACAAGCTTTTGAAGTTCAGATGAAAGAGCTTGATGTTGATGTATTTAAATTAGAAGTAGCTGATGGTCAAGATGCTAGAAGTAAATTTAGTAAAGACTGGACAGCTCGTATCATGGGTATATCTGTAGTAGGTGGATTTATGGGATATATTTTTCTTGTTACTTTACAACCACCAGAACAAAACAGCGAGGCACTAATTAATTTAGTATTAGGTTATCTTGGTGGTTTAGCTAGTGCTGTTATTAGTTTTTACTTTGGAGCTTCCAATACAAATGATAAATAAAAGGAGATGAAATGTTATCAAAAGGAGAGATAAATAGAAAATTTTTTGGACCATTACTTATATTAGGTTTAATGGTACTATCTTTTGCTGCAAGTGCAGATGATTGTGATGCTGGTACACAGTATTGTGAAGATAATAATTTAACTACTACTAATAATACAACTACTACAAATAGTAATACCAATAATAATACTAATAATAATACAAATACTAATACAAATACTAATACGAATACTAATACGAATACAAATACTAACACTAATAATAATACTAATGTTAATACATCAACTAATACAAATAACAATACTAATAATTCCACATCTACCAGTAATAATACCAATACTAACAATAATAATAACACATCTACATCTACATCTAACTCTACTGTAAACTCTACAGTAAATCAAAATGTAAACAATAATAGTAATTCTACTAGTAATAATACAAATACTAATAACAATACTAATGTTAATCAATCTACTTCAGATTCTAATGTTACTACTGATAACACAAATACTAATAATAACAATACAAAGTCTGATAATACTAATAGAAATATTAACGAGTCTAACTCAACACAAACAATAAGACAAGAAATAAAAAGTAAAGCACCTCCTGCTTCTGCTATAGCACCTAGTATTATGTCTTATTCACAAGACCTTTGTACTGTTGGTCGTTCTGGTGCTTATCAAGGACAAGTATTTGGTATCTCTACAGGACGAACAGTTACTGATACTAACTGTGAACGATTAAAACTTTCTAAGTATCTTTACGATACCGGTATGAAAGTAGCTTCAGTTTCAATATTATGTCAAGACCCTAGAGTATTTAAAGCTATGGAAATGGCTGGTACTCCTTGCCCTTATCAAGGTAAAATAGGTAAAGAAGCTGCTAAAGCTTGGTCAGAAAATAAATCTAAAAGACCTGATGCTAAAGAACAATTAAAACTTTTTATAGAAGAATGTACTTACGATAAAAATCCTAACAGAGATAATATAAATAAAGATGTAGTTGGGTTAGTAAAGAAAACCTATACAGCTAAAACTAAAACTAAAAGACAATGCAAAAAAGAATTTTATGCTACGCAGTAGCGTGTCTCTTAAGTCTTAATGTCTTTAGTCAATATATCTACGAAGGCAATCAGTCTTTAATAGACCTTACCAATCAATCAGGTACAACCAATTTAAACTCTGGAGACGACCAAGTTTCTAATGTTTTTAATCTAGGGTTTAACTTTGATTTTTATAATCAAACCTTTAGCTCTGCTAGAATGGCTACCAATGGTTGTCTACATTTTAAAATCTCTGGAGCTTATTGTAACGACTACACACCAGACCCTTTAGCAAATCAGTATACTTATACTATGCTACCTTTTTGGACTGATTTAATACGAGACAATGGTTCAAAGATGTTAGCTAAAAATTTTAATGATATGACAGTCTTTGGTTGGTATAATATGCGTGAGTATAATCGTGCATCTGATAACAGTTTTGAAGTTATACTTTGGACTAACAATACTTTTGAGTATAGGTATGGTGCATTAGATATAATTAATCACGATGTTTTAATTGGTGAAGTAGGTAGTGGTAGCTCTGAAATATATCAATATTTATTTCACGATGAATGTAATACAGGCTCTACTAACTCTAGTAGTTGTGTAAATACTAACTGGAACGACACATCATTTAATGATATGTTAGAGAATGGTGGTTCGTTATATGGTTCTGGTAGTGGTAATAATATTGATTGTAGTAATCCTTTAAACAATTCAAGTTGTTCTGGTTATGCAGCAGCTTATCAAACACAACAATGTGATATAGACCAGTTGTACTCTGAGTCATGTCCTTATTATTGGGAGGCTTATGATGACCTCCAATGTGATTTAGACCCACAATATGCTCCATTCTGTCAAGGTTATACACAAGAAAATTCAGTAGCTTATTTTGAAGAAGAATTTGATTATGGTTATCAAGAAGAGTATGACATGTATGACACTTTTGAAGAACCAGAAATCTTTGAAGAGTATGTATTTGAATTTGAGTATGATTTTTTTGAAGAGCCTGAGTTAATATTTACAGAAGAAATAATCTTTGAACAACTACAACCACTTGATGAATTTATAGAGCCTCTTCCATTTATACGAGAAGAAGAAATCTTTTTACCTATTGAAGATTTAATGATTGAGGAGTTTGTATTTCAAGAAACATTTATTGAAGAAGTGGAGGATTGGTTTGAGGAAGAGGCAATTATTGAAGAAGAACTTGCGTATGCAGAGGAGTCGGAGGAAGAACTTATTGAGGAACTTATTGAAGAAGAAGAAGAAGTTATAGAAGAAGAAATACAAGAAGATGAAGAACTAGTTATTGCTGAAGAAACATCTGAAGGTAAGAGTTCAATAAGTAGAGAAATGGCATTAAACATTATCTCTTCTACTCTAAGCACAGCTCAGTCTAGTGTTAGTGGAACTACATCAGGAAACTCTATACACTCTACAGGTGGCACGACAGGAGCTTCTAGCGTATCATCATCTAATTCTGGTGGTGTAAGTATTAGTAATTCGCCTAGTATATCAGAACAATTTGCATCTTCTACTGCACAAAACAATCAAGTATTAGATATGAGTTCTAATATTACAAGCTCTACAAGTACAGAAGTTGAGACAGTTGAGACAACAAGTGTTGTAGTTGATACAACATCTACTCAAACTTTACAAAGTCAAATAGATGTATCAGTTTCTACAGATGCATCAGCTACAGAGACAGAACAAACTGTAGCTAATGTTATAGCTCAGAACTTACAAGATGCTCAAGATGATGTTGAAGCTAAACAAGAAGAGACAGGTGAGTATGGGTCAGAGAATACTATTATAGCTTACATGGGATTTGTACCTAACTTTAATAAATATAGATTAGTTACATTACCGGACCAAGATATATGGTATGAGTCTACAGATATCTACGCAAACAATATTCTGTCAGATAACATTGAAGGCTTTTACCAAATGGCAGGTCAGAGTTTAGAAACTTTGATTAAAATAAAAGAACTAGAACCAAAATTATAGGAGAACATTATGGATTGGTTACAAAATAAAACAACACAGTTTATTGCATTAATAGGTATTATTGGAACTCTTGCAGGGTTTGGATATCAAGGAGCAGAGTATATTAATAGATTAGAAAATCTTGAAGCTGCTGTTGGTGGTATTGCAGATACTGAAGATGCTCAAAAGATAATTGAAGAAAGGTTTGGTAAGATAGAAACATCG